AAGTGCATTCGATAATTTCAACAAAACAATCGAAGCTCAGGAAAAATTAGCTTTCTTAAAAGAAAGTACTAAAACTGTAAAGCTAGGAAAATCTACAGAAGCTTTAAATGAAGCTAAGAATGAAATAGCTCTATTAGAAGCGTTTCTTTCTACAATGAATAGATCTCCTAGAGCAATTAGATTCACATACAACGTAAGTGAAAATACAGTTTTCGCAAATAACATTGAGATCTTAAATCACAGTGATTCTGTAGTAGAATCTATATTTGCTTCAGGATATATCAAATATGAAGATAAATCATTATTTAGATTATTTGAATTTACTGGTAAAAACCACAGCGTTTATAAAAGATTAGATTTTATAGTAGAATCTAGATCTAACAATATTTCTATAGCAACAATGAAAGCTGGACATAACGTTTATGTTTGGAGATTAAACGAAGAAACTACTATCGGTAAATTTTCTAAATTATTACCAGACGCAGCGATTGATTATGTTGCAGAACACACAGGTGCAGATGTGACATTTTTAGTTGAAGATATTTTAGAATCATTTTCTGAGAGAAGAGATGCTAAAAGAACTAAAATTGCTCAACTACATGAAATGATCGCATTTCTAAAAGATCAAAAAGGACGTATAGCAGAAGCTGATAGAAATCTACCAGATATTAAAGCAGCGGATAATTTGATCAATACAGAAATAGCTAGATTGAGTGAAGAATTAACAGACGCTCAAAACGAAGAGTTACTTGGACTATCTGACGGATATTTAGATGCAACTATTTCTAGAGAAGCTGAAGGTTTAAAAATTGGAGATGCCATCAAAGTAGATGCAGTAGAATACGCGGCAGCTGGAAAAGATGACACACTAACTGTTTTTGCAAATGACGAACCGCTTAGAATTGAAAAATTTAGAGTTGAGTTAGAAGCAGGCTCAGGAGTCTAAACTAATCTAATATAATTAATACTTAAGCCCGTTTGGAAACAAATGGGCTTTTTTTCGTATAACCTTAAACTAAATAGGACAAAGTGGCTAGAAAGAAAAATTACCTCAACAATAAAGATCTTTACAACGCAATCGTAGAATCTAAAGATCAAGATAAATTGACACCTACTGCAGAGAAAATGTTAATGTTACTCGCAGAAAGAGCAATAAATAAATTAACGTATGTAAATAATGATGACAGGGATGACTGTTTACAATTTGCAATGTTAGATTTACTAAAATACTGGCGTAATTTCAACCCAAAGTATACCAATGCATTTGCGTATTTTACAGAGATAGCAAAGAGAGGATATGCTAAGGGGTGGAATAAAATACACCCTCAAAAATATAAAAATACGCTTTCAATGGATAAGATTTCATCTAAAGATTCTAGCGGCGAAAGTGGAATGTTCAATATATAATGTCAATAAAAAATGTTAGACCAACTAATAATTCAGGATTTGTACAGGGATATTTTACCCCAACTAATCCAGAAAAATATATTGGCCCAACACCGATAATATACAGATCCTCTTGGGAAAGAAAGTTTATGATAATGTGTGACACTAAAGATAATGTTGTAAAATGGGCAAGTGAGCCAGTTGAAATCAAGTATATCTGGTCTTTTGATAAAAGAGAGCATAAATATTATCCTGACTTTTACATGAAAACTAAAACCGAAGATGGATTCGAAGAGTTTCTAGTTGAAATAAAACCAGAAGCTCAAATTAAAAAACCACAACCACCAAAAAAGAGAAGTAAGGGAGCTATTAAATCTTATAAGTTTTTAGCTGAGCAGTATGTCAAGAATATGGATAAATATAAGTATGCCAGGGCCTGGTCAGAAAACAGGGGCTGGAGATTTATCGTACTTACAGAAAAGTCACTTAAATAATGGGTCAAATCAAAAAAGACATAAAGCAACTATTTAAATCAGCTGGCAATAAAGGCAAAGCCATCAATGAGGCTAAAAAATGGTTTGATAAGGGTAAAACAAAAAGTATTGCAGATACTCGTAGGCCATTTGAACCAGGAAAGATATATGTTTTTGAATATAAAAAACCCAAACACATTGACAGAATAGCATGGTTCGATGCTAATCCAGTTGTACTAGCATTAGATCCAACTGATTTTGGAAATGACTGTGGCATAAATTTAAACTTATTACCACCCAATATAAAAGAAGACTTACTAGATTTTGTTTATGAACAAATGAAAGGTCAAATAGAAAACCAAAAGAAAGGTGGTTCTGCAGATAATGCAAAAAAACAAAGTGAGCTTAAGTTCACTTATGAAGGTGCAAAGAGATTTCTAAAAGAGTATGGCTTCGATTTTGCAATCAGACAATACATTCCAAATCTTAAATCAAATCAAAAGGTTGTGTCTTATGAAAGTTGGGCCAAAATAGCGATTTTAGACTTTGCAGACATTAATGGTAGCGACTTGAACAAGATCCAGGAAGCATTTAGAAACCACTTAAAGAAATGAGATATATAAAACATAACATAAATTAAAAAGTATGGCAGGATTTACAGATAAAAGAAACGGGCCATTGAGCGTCAATACAAAACCGTTTAGCCTCTCAAGTGCACTTAAAACCTTGAGTAGTTTCGGTATGCGCTATGATGATCTAGTACTTAGACAGTCACAAGCCATCGGTCCAATGGAAGCCCAAATAGGGTATGGGGAAATGAACCCATTTGGATACGACAATGACGACATCTACGGTGCATTCGCAGCCATGTCCATGACCGACATTAATCTTAAGAAGAATATTCCATTCTTTGATAAAGATTATCTAACAAAAAGAGATGAATTAAGAAGATTCTCAACCAATGATGAAATTGAAGATATTTTAGATATTCTATGTGATGAGACTATCGTATATGATGAAAAGAATTTCTTCGCTCAACCTGAAGTATTAGGACTTGACATATCTGATAAGGTAAACAAAGATCTTAACAGATACTTTAGACAAATCTATCACTATTTTGGTTTTACAGAAGATCAATCGGCATGGTACTACTATAGAAAATTCTTGATAGATGGTTATTTGGCATTTGAAATAATTTATTCCCCTGACCAAAAAGAAATTATAGGTTTTAAAGAACTTGATCCTGTTACATTAATCCCAGGTTATAATACTGACGATGGTAAAAAGGTTTGGGTACAATATAAAGATGATCCAGTAAAAGAAAGAAAATTATACGATTCACAAATCATATACGTATCTTATTCGTCTATTACAACAGCATCAAGAGTCTCTTACTTAGAAAGATTAGTAAGAGCATTTAACCTACTTAGAATTATGGAACACACTAGAGTGATCTGGTCTGTTACCAATGCTTCGTTTAGAATGAAGTTTATTATCCCAGTTGGTGGTAAATCTAAAACAAGAGCAAAGCAATCACTTTCTCAGTTAATGAATTCTTATAAAGAACAAGTAGATTTCGATTGGGACTCAGCTTCTCTTTCAACTGATGGTAAACCAATGCTCCAGTTTAGTAAAGAATATTGGTTACCTTCTAAGGACGGTGATTCACCAGAAATTGAAACTCTTGGTGGTGAAGGTCCAGAACTAAACGACACTGAAGCACTTAAATATTTCTCAGATAAATTAAAACACGTATCTAAGATACCATTTAATAGATTCTTATATGAAGATGGTGGTGGGGAATTTAACCTTGCAGCCGATGGTATGATTAGAGACGAGATTAAGTTTGGTAAATTTATCAAGCGTTTAAGATCTACGTTCCAAGAAATATTAGTTAAGCCATTGTATTTACAAATCTGTTTAAAATATCCAGAGTTTGTAGATGATCCACAATTTAAAACTCAAGTAGCTTTAAGATTCAATGAAGAAAACATGTTTGCTGAAATGAAGCACATGGAAATCATGGAAAAAAGACTTGAATTTATTGGATCTATGAGAGATAGCTTAATGACTACTAATCAAGAAACAATGGAAGAAGAATATTACTTCGATCAGGAATACCTAGTTAAAAAATATCTAAAATTGTCTGATGATGAAATTAGATCAAATGAAGCTGCAAAAGCAGCAAAAGCTAGAGAAGACGCTGAGGCTCCTGAAGAAGAAGATGATGGGATGGGCATCTAAAATAAATTGAATATATAAATTATTATGAAAGTAATTAAAACAATAGAAGCGTTTGCTAAAGAGAAAAGCTACAATAAAGTTATTGAGGCAGCTACAAGAGTAGGCGAAGAATCAAAGGTTTATGTCGATGACATCGATCTAGATTCAGGTAAAACAGTAAAAGCTGTTGAAATTATTGGAGCTATTAATGCATTTCCAACAGAGAAAGAATTTAAAAAGTATTTCTATGATCAGTATGGAGAGAATGCATTTGGTGAAGGTGAAATTGAAGTGATTATTAAATATTACAATGACGTCAAAACCGAAGAAGCTGAAGCTGAAAAAGAAGCTGAAAAAGAAGAAGGCGGAGACGGCGAAGAAGGCGGTGAGGATGATCCTCTAGGAGACATCTAAAGGTAATAAGATAATTACATAATAACTAAAGGATATATATTAAAAATAGAAAATCCATAAATATGAAAAAAGCAAAGGATTTGCTAATCGTTGAAATGTCGTCATCGGCTCTGAATGTAACATCATCAGAGGAGAAAGATTACGTTCTCGAAGGAGTATTTGGTCAAATTGATCAAAAAAATAGAAACAATAGAATCTACACTGAAGATGAATATGTTCCTCAAATTGAGGCTCTTCAGCAGAAAATTGAATCTTCTAAATTGTTAGGTGAATTAGATCACCCGCAGCAATTTGACACTTCATTAAAGAATGTATCTCACATCGTTGAAGAACTTTTTTACGATAAAGAAAGCAAAGAAGTAAGAGGTAAAATCAGACTATTAGATACTGATGCAGGTAGACAAGCTAAAGCATTAGTTGATGCTGGTGTACCATTACAAATCTCATCAAGAGCAGCGGGCGCTGTCGAATCAAACGGTAAAGTAAAAATCAAACAACTATTCACCTACGATTTAGTAGCTGACCCTGGTTTTGAAAATGCAGAACTTAAGAGAGTTAATGAATCTTACGGATATGCAACAGACGGTGGTTTATACATTTACGAAATGGGCGAAGCTAACGTTACCGAAAATATTGAAACTCAAAACTTAAATACAGAAATAAAAGAAAATAAAAACATGGAGGAATTCGTAAAAGCCGAAGACTTTAATAGATATTCTGAATATCTAGCAAAAGAAATTAAAGGCATAAAAGAGTCAATGGACGCTAAAGCTGCTGATGCTAGTGAAGACATGACTGTAGAAAACATTAAATCTCACAATGATCATATTGCTGATAACGTTAATACATTATCAGAGTATGTTACTTATTTAGCTGAGAAACTAGACCAATCTATTCAATATTCTGAACACGTTGCTGAAAAAGCAGATCAAGGTATTTCATATACTGAGTCAGTTGCTGAGAAATTAGATCAAGGTATTCAATATTCTGAGCATTTAGCTGAGTCTATTACTAAAGTAAAAGATTTCGCTAACTATTTAGCAGAATCTCATAACGAAGGCGCTGATTCAGCTGCTAATATTTTAGGTTATGTAGAATACTTAAGAGAAAACTTACAATCTATTTCAGAATATGCAGAATACATTGCAGAATCAATCAACGAAAACTTAGTAGTTGAAGACGGTGCAGGTGTAGATGCTGAAGACTTAGAAGACGAAACTGTCGATGAAACACCAGACGTTGTTGACGCAGACGGCGAAGAGTACGAAAAAGCTGACGATAGAGCAGAAGATAATTCAGACGAATTAGAAGATGAAATCGAAGACGGCGAAGAAGGTGCTAAAGAAGTTACTGAAGACGAAGGTGAAGAAGCTGGCAAAGAA